TTTCGATATTAATTTCAAGATCATGTCCTCCTCGAGCACCACCACCCACAGGAATGTGATCCCCAAGTAGGTTACATGTAGTTTTAGGCCTCCGAGAGAACCAGGATGAGGTCGGAGTTGGTGACCGACTTCATGAACCTGGACTACTTCAGGGCGACGTCCGTCTACCAGGAGTTCACCTACACCTTCAACGGCAGGGACATCCTCGTGGTGTGGAACAGGACGGAGAGACCCGTCAACGGGAACCTGGAGATCATGCCCGGGATGGTCGTGGTCAGGGAGATCAGCGACGACGAGGTGGAGGCGTTGTGGGAGATGGTGTTGAACGGCGAGGACCACGTCGCGAACCCGATGACGTTCGTCTCGTTCCTCGAGAACATGCCCCCGGTGCAGGTCGAGATCAACATGACCTTCGAGATCAAGGTCAGGAACTACCTCAGGTTCGTGAACAGGGTCGCCTACGCCGGGGACGTCTACGAGTTGATCGAGTCCAGGGTCAAGACCGAGTACATACCCACCAGGAGCGAGGTCTTGTTCTTCTCGAAGGAGAATCTGGACCTGGTAGACATGTCCGAGATGGTCTACTTGGAGAAGGAGATCACGTGGGGGGAGGAGGTCAGGTTCAAGATGATGGAGTTGGTCAGGGTGACGGCGGCCAAGAGGGACGAGAACTCGACGATGACGGAGGTCGAGTGGAGGACCTTCATCACGGACCTGACGGAGAAGGACGAGGTGACCTTGGCCGAGGTGAAGAACTACGTGTTCAACAGGCACGAGATGTTCGCGAAGGTCTTCATGGAGCAGTTGGGGACCGCCTTCGCCAGGACGGACGTCAAGTTGGAGGAGGCCTTCTCGGACGTCGACATGACCAAGGTGAACGGCTCCTTGACGCCCGACGTGATCAGGGTGGACAACAGGACGGCCGACATCCTCGAGTTCACCGTGACGGACACCAACACCCTGACCAAGGCCAACGAGAAGCTGAGGAAGTACCAGGGGATGGTCAACTTCATCAACACCACGAGCGACTGGTCGGTGACGTTGACGGTGGTGGTGATGAACCTGGACACCAGGACGGTCGACGTCTTCTCCCAGGACGAGGAGCTCAAGGCCCTCTCCTTGGAGAACATCTCGGCGGTCAACGCCTACACGAAGAGCCTGTTCGACGTGATCCAGGTGGTCGAGGCGATCCCCAACTACAGGATGATGAAGATGATCATGGACGAGACCTCCAACAACGTCTCCACCAACGAGAGCGTCATGAAGGTCGTGGAGGACCTCAACATGATGCTGCTCAGGGAGACCAACCACCCCGTCGTGACGCCCTACAGGGTGTCCTTCGACCCCAAGTTGATGAACAGCGTGATCGAGGTCCTGTCCACGACCAAGGAGGTGGCCTCCGTGGCGGCGATGGCCAACCCGTTGTACATGACGGGGGAGGACGCCAGCGTGGAGGCGATGGCCAGCAGGTTCAAGGAGGCGTGGAAGATGGAGAGGTTCACCTACGAGGTGGACACCATGATGGAGATCAAGAAGGCCGACATCATCTCCATCTACGAGACCAAGCTCAAGGAGTTCAACAGCGGCAGGCTGGTCCCGAACAAGGCCCCCAAGATGTTCCCGTTCCCCCGGTTCATGGAGACCATGAAGTCCGTCCCGGTCGGGATGGTGACCTCCTTGGAGGTGAGGGTCACCTTGGACGACGGGACCAACCTCCTCAAGAGGGTGGCGCCGAACTTCACGAAGGAGAAGAGCACCGAGTACGAGAACAAGACGATCTCGTTGAACAACCTCGAGGCGGAGATGTTGAAGGACAACGTCATGGACCTGATGGCCGTGGACAAGGTGTTGGACATCAAGGACGTGGACATCGTGTCCGTGTTCAACAACACGAAGGTGGCCAGGATCATGGGGATGATGGAGAAGGTGGCGAGGGAGGCCATGTTGATGTCGGAGAGGAGGTTCGCCTCGAGGACGATCAGGTCGGCGGCCGCCTTCAAGGAGTTCGAGGGCTTCTCGTTGTTGATGGCCGCCAGCGGGAAGGTCAAGTCGGACAGCCAGATCTTCGTCAAGGTGTACGTCCTGGACCTGGAGGACGACGCGGTCGAGGACATGTTGTTCAGGTCCTTCACGAACGAGGCCGCGAACGCCGAGTGCACCGACGTGAAGGCGACCGGGTGGTTGGCCTTCCAGTTGGCGGACCTGGAGCACTACACGACCCTGCTGGGGAGGGCCCGCGTCATCATCTCGGACATGTGGGAGAGGACGAAGAGCGCCAGGGTCAGCTACGCGATGAAGAACGACTTGATGAACGGCTACCTCCCCACGATCTTCATGATGCCCTTGGCGACCCTGATGGAGCACAAGAGGGGAACCAGCACCCAGCACCAGGTCTCGCGCTACCTGATGCACTCGATGACGTCGGTCCTGTCCATGTCCAACAAGATCGCGGAGGAGATCTACGACACGCCGGTCAGGACCTTGTTGCACGCCATGGTGGTGCGGAACCAGACCATCTGGGCCATCAAGATGGCGAACGACTTCACCGCCAACCAGGCGATCTTGGAGGGGTTCGCCGCGGAGTCGGACGACATCAAGAAGGACGCGTTCATGCTCCCGTCCATCCACGACCCGGTCACCATGGTCGACTTCAGCGTCGTGATGATGGAGATCTACTACACGAACCTGTTCAACCCCTACTCCGGGATGAACGCCCACAGGCAGAAGATGATATTGGACAAGACGGCCAAGATGGAGGAGAAGTACAAGGAGAGGATCCTGAGCGCGGACACGAAGACCATGGACGAGTTGATCTTCGGCCCGGACGAGTTCTTCTACTACTCCCAGGAGGCCATCTCGGAGGCCACCAAGAGCTGGATGGAGAACGAGGACAACAAGGTGTTCGTCGCCAAGGCGATGACCCACGCGCTCACCACGACGGTGGACAAGGTGGTGAAGATGACCAGGACCCTGGTGGGGGCCCCCTCGTCCTCCACGGCGGTGAACTTCTCCACCGACATGGAGAAGATGACGGTGCTGGAGGGGGTCCTCCAGGAGATCAACTCGTTCGAGACCGTCAAGTTGCTGGACATCTACAACCAGATGGAGACCTTCCAGGTGGCCTTCTCCACCTTCTCCAAGGCGCAGTTGGGGCCCGTGAGGGAGATCCTCATCCAGTCCATCAGGACGAGGATCATCACGGCCCTCTTCAACTCCTTCTTCGAGTTCCTGTGCAAGTACCATGTGAAGGAGATGATCACCAAGGAGAAGGCCAAGAAGGAGATCCAGTCCAGGACGATGATGGAGTACAAGGAGCTGGCGGCCAGGAAGGTGGAGGAGGGCTACTCCGCCGTGGCCTTCTCCAAGAACGCCGACTCCGCCAGGTGGGCCCCCTCGCAGGAGATGGCCCAGTACGGGGCCATGGTCAAGGAGATGGACCTGCCGAAGGACTTCGAGACCCTCTTGGTGACCGTGGTGACGGCCTACTCCAACAAGACCGTCTTCGCGCCCGAGACGGTGAGGGAGAAGATCAAGGAGTGGAGCGACAGCTTGAAGGAGACCGACGACGTGATGAGGAGGGTCTGCAACCTGGCCGACTCCGAGGGGGAGATGATGATCCACTCGGGGATGGGCCAGGGGAACTTCCAGCACGCCTCCAGCTTCTTCCACTGCTTGGTGGACGACTACAGCGACAAGATCCTCTTCAAGTCGTTGGAGGACACGTCCTTCAAGATGAGGGTCACCACGCTGATCAGCTCAGACGACGTGTGCAAGATGGTGGTGGCCTGGGACACGGAGAGGAGGTCGGAGGAGGAGATGAGCACCGTGGCGTTCTCGATGGTCTTGATCAGCTCCGACGTCTTCAACGGCGTCAGGAAGGCGGCGAACATCCACATCAACTGGAAGAAGACCGCGGTCCAGGTCTTGATCACCGAGTTCAACTCCGTGTTCTCCGTCAAGAAGAGGATGTACGTCGCGTCGATCAAGGACGCGTACACGGCGGTCCAGGTCCCCGACATGACCACCCCGGAGGGGGCCGTGAAGGAGGTCATCTCCTCGGTGAGGAGGTTGCTCGAGGCCGGGTGCTTCATGGAGACGATCGAGACGGCCATGAGGGAGAACAGGAGGTTGATCTCCGCCTTCTACAACATGGAGGAGGTGAAGGACACCCTCATGAACATCTTGGAGTGCACTGAGACCGAGCTCCCATTCAACTTGGGCTTCGTCCCGGTGACCAACGTGCTGGAGGTCCTCATCTACGGGCCGGAGGTGATGATCCACACCCACAACTCCCCCACGCTCAAGGCCTTCTACGAGAGGATCTACTCGGTCAACACCTTGATCTCCGACGACGTCGAGGCCGACGGCGAGGCCCCCATGTCATCCATAAGGTTCTTCGTCGACAAGATCCCGGACAAGAAGTTGATGGAGATCAAGAGGTTGGTCAGCGAGAACTTGGTGGCCCCCATGAAGGCGAACTACGAGGGCATGACGGAGCTGACCCTCATGGACCAGACCTTGAGCAGATTCGACCTGAGCGTCCTGAAGAGGACCGGCATCAGGGCCGAGTACCTGATGTTCCTCGCGAACTACATCTCCTCCGTGAACAGGAACTACGGGTTCACCCACTCCTTCAGGATGAACTCCATGGTCAGGGCGATGCAGTACACCAAGAAGATCTTGATCACGAGGACCTCCGAGGCCGTCCCCTTGACCGACGCCGTCCGCGCCGTCTTGGACCTCAAGGAGTTCACCTCGTACATCACCATCTTCTCCGAGTTGAAGGCCGTCGTGGCGGAGTCGGAGATCCACAAGGCCAAGATGACGGCCATGGTGTACGTCTCGAAGGACATCCACCCCAAGTACAGGAAGCTGAACTTCTTCAGGAGGAACGTCTACGGCGTGAACATGAGCGACCAGATCATCACCGCCATCTTCTCCAAGGACCCCGACATCAAGACCAAGGAGATGGCGACCATCAGCATCATCGCGGAGGCCATGGCCATCCCCATGAACGACCTCTTGAAGGACCCCTACACCTCCGTGAAGGCGAAGTTCGGAAGGAGGGCCCAGGAGAAGTTCAAGGTGTTCGTCAACAGGATACTGTCGGGCTACACGGTCAACGTCGTGAGCATGGTGGCCATCGAGGCGACCAGGAACGACAGGAACATGGACATGCTCATGCTGAAGAGGACCCTGTCGAGGGCCGGGTACGTCATGAAGGACCCGGACACGGCCGAGAACGACACCATCACCTCCAAGGTCCTCAACACGGTGGCCTTCGCCGACTTCCCCACGGTGAAGGAGGAGACGGCGAAGATCTCCTGGTCGGATACCATGTCCTTCTCCATGTCGGTCTTGTACACGTTGGGGAAGGCCAAGATGGTCAGGGACGTGACGGTGATCGACGACGCCAGGGCCCTGGAGATCAACCCCATATACAGGAGGGTGTCCAACACGATGTTCTTCGTCTCGGGGTACGGGCACTACACGGCCTTCTACCACAAGGAGAACCCCAAGTGCTTGGTCATCACCAAGTACGGGGCCCCCAACGCGCTGGTCAGGTCCATGGTCCTGAGGGAGGTGGTCAAGTCGTCCATCTCGGGGATGGTCACCTCCGTCTCCTACAAGGTGAGGACCGTGAACGGGCTGGAGACCAAGACCGTCATGACCCGGAACGTGCTGGCCTCCACCTTCATGGACGAGATGGTCGCGATGCACAGGGCGCCCACGGGGATATTCTTGTACAGGACGGAGACCTACTGGGAGATCAAGTTGAACGTCAACTCCACCATCTTGAGGTGGTTCAGGTCGGCGTACACCATAGACATCTACAACCTCAACAGCACCCCCAGGGAGGAGTTCCTGAAGAAGTTGATGACGCAGAAGGTCACGCTGAAGATGTTCCAGGAGGCCTTCAACGAGTTCCAGGAGACCGAGTACTCCATGGTGGACATCTACTTGACGCCGGACGAGATCAGGGAGATGGAGGCGGGCAACTTCATCGAGGCGGAGTCCACGGCCATGGCCAGGGCCTTCGAGGGGGTGAGGACTCAGAACTCCAGGGTGCTGAACGAGATAGATGAGAGGATACAGGCGGTGGACACCAGCTTCGGAGACGAGGTCTCGGGCTCCGGCGCGGCGGACACCGGGCTCGTGACGGCGGTGACGGCCGCGGCCAGGAACACGGAGCTGGCCGGCATGATGGCCGCGTTGAGGGCCGAGTACGACAAGGAGGAGGTGATGGGGGACTCAGCCGAGAACACGACGGAGGCCACGATGCTGGCGAACTACACCTCCATCTTGTTGGACTACTTGAGACCGATGGTCGTGGAGGAGTTCACGGTGAACTACTCGGCCTTGGCTATGACCACGACCATGAACGCCAAGGCGAGTGTCCTCTACAGTTACACCAGGGACTTGATGTACGACTACTTGCGCGACGTCCCCAACGACTACTTGGTCATCTACATCGTCACCATCATGATGGAGGCCTTCACCATGAGGACCAGGATCCTGCCCGTGACCCGGATGAAGAACATCATCGACGTCGAGGACATCGACAACATCTACGTCAAGATGTCCGAGCAGGTCAGAGAGAGAACTCAGGCGAACACCTTGGATGACATGTTCAACTAGCTGTAGATGGTGGGTTCCTTCGTGGGGGTGATCCTGTGGCGCATCG